AAGGAACTCCTATACCAACAGGATGTTCCAAGTATATACGTGCAGTAGCTATAGCTTTATCTCTTTGAGAATGAAACTCAGCTAGTGCTGTGCTGTACATTGCTTCTTTTACTGACATTTTGTACCTCCTTTCTTTTCTTAAAATATAATTTTACACCTTCACTAATTTTTTTCTTTACTTCATCTGATCTTTTTTTACCAAACATAGGATTTTTTTCACCTAGATTTCTTTCTCTACAACCTTTATTAAATTCAGATGTATAACTTTCAACAGGTCTATAAAATTTACCTCCTACATATGAATTATAAAATGCAGGTTCATCACTACCTTCTATCACAGCAGTAAGCACATCCCATTTCATTTGATAGTATGCTTCATAGTAACGTAAACTTCTTTTGTTTTTATATTCTGCTATAACTTCAAAAGTAAAATGTTCTTTACCTATCTTTTTTATATCTTCATTTAAATATTTAGAAGAACCTGTATATATTTCCCATTTATGTTTTCTTTTTTTCTTACCCATAGAAAAATATTGTTTACAACCTACATATGCTTTAGTAGTTTTAGTATTTGTTATAAGATATACAAACCCAAACTTATCTAGGTTAGGTACGAAAGGTTCTTTAGAATCATAACTAACCCAATGACTTATCAAGATGTAATCTCCTCTACATTAGGTTCTTTAACCACCTTCGTAAAGTACCTAGGTCCATTTGCATAATTAAATATACGTAACCCTTTACCTTCATTCGTATCACTCCAACAAGTAATATTATGTGGACAATAAACGCAACCAATAAAAAGCTTACGATTACCACTAGCACCATCAGGCACATCACTATAACACCTATCAGGTGGATCATCTTTATCCATAGCTCCTTTAAGATATTCAATTCTTTGTTTAGCATTTATCATCTCCATTGAGTGAACACGAGTTAAACAAATATTACCATGTTGTTTATCTATAGCTAGAAAAGCAGCTTCATCTACACCATTACCTTCAGCATAAGCAGAAATCTGTGCTATATAACCAAAGGGATCATCTTCTTCTAGTTTATTCTTAGCAAACTTCTCAAAGCTTTTACCTGATGCACTCTTACAATCAACCAATACACCATCTATTACACAGTCTTGATGACCTACTATACCATTAACATTAACTTGTTTCTGTAAATCAGTTACTGTATGTCCTGATAGTCTAGCTAAAAGAATTAATACATCTTCTAACAGATGACCATATAAAAACTTTATTCTTGTATTAGGTTCTAAAGGTTTAGATTCTTCTTTAGAATTTTTCTCATACCATAATTGTCTTGCAGGTTTACCTATAGCAGAAAGTCTTAGCTTACCTTTTTCTCTAGGTGTTTCATTAAGTAAACCTTTTATTGTTTGTTTAATACTCTTTGTAAAAGAATCTAAATGAGCATCAACTTCTTCTTCATTTAAATTTGTTTCCACAAGAGGATCAAATAAATCATACATATCTTTTACTAAAGTATCAATAGTTTTCATAATAAATAATGGAGAGATACTTATTCAGTAGTACCTCTCCATCCTTTCGTAGTTGGTTATGCTTTTGCAAAATCTAAGTCAGCATCCTGCGTACTTTTGTAGCCATCTTCAATAACATCAAAGTCACTTGTGACATCACTATCAGATGATTCAGGTGCAGGTACGAACTTAATAACCTGTACTGCTTTTAGATCACCAAAAGTTCCATAAGGTTTATGCTCATATGTAGTATACTTTACATTAACCAATGAACCATTACCAACTTTTTCTTCTGTAAATGGAAGTCTATCTGCATCTACAACTTTAGGTTTAGGTTTATCTTCACCTGTCTTTGCCCATTTAGTTTTCGCTTTAATGGTTACAAAGTTCCCATTGTCATCACCTTTATTTTTAATAGATAGACCATCTGCTTTAGCTATAGCAACATTTTTGTCATCAAGATTACAGACATCAATGCTCCACTCACCTTCTTCTTTAAATTTGTAATTAGGTTTAATTATATGTGCCCAATTAGCTATTCCTTGAATTACACTCATAGGTGTTTTCCTTTCCTTATTATTAATAAAAGAATTATTACATACCTTAACATTATTGTCAAGAGTTTTTTTCATAATAAAACTTTTATTTAGTTTTAAAATTAAACTCATCTCTATTCTTGAGATAAGGTCTTGTTTTCCTTGATGTTTTCTACCCCATGTTTTATATGCAGAATCTTTGTAGCTTTCTACTCTGGTATTTTTATCTACAACTTTGTCAGTTAATTCTACCAACTCTTTTGCATCACACCATACATAGTCATGCTCTCTTTCAAATACAAAGTAATCACAGTCACCATACAGCCAACCTTTATTACCCATTGTATTTAAAAATTCAACAACAATCCATGCGTCATCCAGAACTCTTTGTTTGTTTCCAGTTCTTCTAGCTTTTACATCTACACTAACTGTTAATCCTTTATATGTTAAGTATAAATCTATATGTTTATTTATATTCTCTTGTTCATCAGCTATTGCAACTGTATAACCATGTGATTTAGCTGTCTGTATAAATTCATTCTCTACTTTTATACCTCGTTTAATATAATCAGCATGGTCTTTTCTTCCTTTAAATTCTTGTACTAATGTGTCTGTGCCCATGTTCTACCTACCTTCCATTCATTATCAAGAGGACATTTCATTCTTAATTCTTTCTCAGTATCTTTCATTGCATCTTTAGTTACCTGTCCAAACCTTTGAACATCTTTATTCAAAACTTCAAACTGGTATTCATCATGTATAGAAGCAACAAGTTTAGCATCTATACCTAATACTTTTATTCTTGTCATCATATGTATAAGCCATACTTTACATACAACAGCACCTGCTCCTTGTATCAAAGTATTTAATGCACTATGTGGACTACGTATATGTAGTAGTCTACCATCAATACCTTTAATCTTTCCCTTACCTGCAGCTTTTGTTACAGAATCACGTACTCTTTTTAAAGCTGGCATACTATTAAGAAACTTATCTATTAACATCTGTCCTTCTTTAGCACCTGCTCCTACTATCTGACCTATCTTAGATGCACCTGCACCATACATAAATGCATAGATAAATGTCTTTGCCTGGTCTCTATCAGTTAGACCTGCCATTTGCATATTGTGTGTATGTATATCTCCAGTCAATAGTATATCTGTAAATGTCGTATCATTCATTAGATGTGCTAAACATCTTAACTCTAATCCACTTGCATCAGTTCCTACTATAGAATGTGTATGTACATTAGATACTGTCCAACAATCTCTACACTCTTTACCATAAGGTGAACGTACTGCAGGTATCTGTGCCATGTTAGGAGAGTTGTGTGACATACGACCAGTAATAGTTTTAAGTGTCATTACACTACCATGTACTCTACCATCTTTATCATCACATGCTTCTATCCATGATTTAATTTGTGCTATACGTTTCTGTAATAGAAAGAACCTTGAAAACTTTCTAGCTTCAGGCATATCTATTGTATCTAATACAGCTTCATTAATAATGATATTACCTTTGTCTGTATGTTTCTTTGGTTTCCAACCTAACTTCATTAATCTATCTGCAATCTGTTGCCTTGAACCTATATTAAAAGGTATATATTTTGTTTTTGTTTTTAACTCTACAACTGTAGGATCAAAATTATTTACTGACCAATCTTCTAATGATGTAGCTTCATCTTTTAATTTATTAAATAAACCCATAGCTTTTGGTAAGTCCAAAGCAAAACCATTACGTTTCTGTTGGTCTATAATAACTCTTACTTTATGTTCAACTTCAATAGAGTAACTAGAAAAACCTTTACTTTCTTCTTGTAATAAATTAAATAATTTATGTGTTATATTAACATCTTGTTTACAATACTCTAACATATCTGGTGTATATACTTCAAATGTTTCTACATCTCCTTTAGGAAATCCTAATCTTTCTCCCCATGCTTTTAAGCTATGTCCTTCACGTATGGGATTAAATAACTGTGATAGTATCAATGTATCTATAACTTGATTAACTTTTATTTTAGTGCCTAGCAATCTATTAAGCACAGGAGCATCAAAGGTTAAACCATTGTGCATAATAAATTGCTTAACACCAAGTGACCAATCTCTAAACCCATGAAGCAAGTCTGGAGGAAAAGGATATACCCTCCCTGAGTCTACATCTTTAGCCACAATACAATGTATCTTGGTAGCATCTAAGCTATCTGTTTCTATATCAACTATCGCTCTCATCTGTTTTCCAATCATACCAATACTCATTGTATAATATCATGGGAGTTCTCTCACCTACCCACACATTTAAGATATTAAACTGAGCAAAATCATCTGCTTCTTCCCATGTCATATCATCTCGTTCTCTTAGTATCTTACATATTCTACTATATGAATATACAAGTAAAGGTTGTTTAGTATATTGCTCTCCATATCCTATGATAGCATCATCAAAACCATCTATCCTCATAGAGTCTTTATCTAACATATCAAAGTCTATCAAAATGGTATCTCCTCTCCATCATTATCATTTATTTCATAAGGATTATCAATCTCTTTCATACGACCAGTCTCTTTATCATAGAAGAGATGTGTAGCTATACCAGTATCACCAGTATATCTATTCTTTAGAATACGTATGGTTGTAGTGTTAGATGCTACATCATCTTCTGCTTGTTGATTTCTTTCTAAAGCAATTACTCCATCAGATAGATGTGCAATAGATGCACTACCTCTCAAGTGAGAGAGAGTTACTTCTCTACCATTCTCATGTCCTGCATCACCTGCAGGTCTACGTAAATGTGATACTAATAATAATCCTATACCAGTTTGTTCTACCAATGAACGTAACTTAGTCATTAATATATCAATAGATTTTCTTTCATCTCCTTCTTCTTGACCTGATACAAGTATAGATAAGTGGTCAAGGAATATCCATTTACAATCCAATGCTTGTGCCATGAATCGTACTCTTGAAAGTATTTCATCATTAGATATAGAACCAAAGTGGTCAAAGGCAAAGAACCTACCACTACCCATAGTATTATCAAACCATGTATCTAATTCTTCTTGGCTATACTTCTTACGTATCTCGTTGATATACAATCTAGCATTAGCTTCAACAGACATAATATTAAATGCTGTATTCTTTGTGCTTTCTTCTAATGCAAGTATACCTACATTATCATTTGTATTCTTTAACATATGGTGCATTAGTTCACGCATGATAGAACTCTTACCCATACCTGCACCTGATGTGAATGTAATCAACTCACCAGTACGCATACCATATGTCTTATCATTCAGTTTATTCCAAGGATATAAACATGTCTCACAATACTCTTCTTCAAACAATGTAGATTTTAAATCTTTTAAGTTGACTATACCTGCAGGAGTATATGGTTGTGCATTCCACCATGCTCTTGAGAACTGCTCACGTTTATTCATCTTGAGATATTCGTTAGCATCTTTATGTTCCATGTGCATAATCTTACACTTGTTAGGTGAGAATAACTGAGCAACCTTTTCACTTGCTTCTCTACCTTGTTTGTCCATATCAAATGATATAACTATCTGGTCAAAGCTATCAAGATATTCAAATGATTTTTTACAGTCACGTAATGCAGAACCTGCACCAGTTTTAATAGATACACATGCCCACTTACTACCAAGTAATTCGTAAGCAGACATTGCATCTACCTCACCTTCAGTAATAGTAATATACTTACCACTAGGTGCAAAGATATTCTGACCAAACAATCCTGCATTAGTCATGTTACCTTCAGTCCACATATCTTTAGTAGCTACGTCACGTACCTTATTAGCTATATTGTTACCACCTTCATCAAAGTATTTATAGATGTGATGTGTATTCATACTACCATTTACTTTAACATCTGTATTATATTTCTGTGCAGTTTCTTTAGATATACTACGTTCAGTTAATGCACCTAAAGTACCCACAGTTTTCATAACACTTTCTGTTTTCATAGGTATTACTTTGTCTGCTTCCATTTTATTTCCTTTTCCAAATCTAGTATTACAAGAAAAACAATAACTATATCCTTCAGAATGTTTTACATTCCCATCACTTGAACCACAATTAGGGCAAGGACCTCTATCTAACCATTGTTTATCCATATTACTAATCCAAATCGTTTAACGTATTATCATATAACTCTTCAACAAAGTCAAGTTGGTCTTTCATTATTTCTTTAGCATCTTTTCTAGCATTAAATTTTGCTTCAGCTATATCATAACCATCATCAAGATAGTCACGTACAAGTTCTCTATAGACTCTGTTATATTCTTTATCCCATAAATTCTTAGGCATTCTAGTCTTCTCTCTTCCATGCTCTTGAATCATCAGACCATACATGGTCACTCCAATGATTAGGATAATGGTCTCCATCATTATCTACATGTTTACTTATTGTAGGTGCAATACCATATAAGTCTTTCATATCATCTAGTAAATCTAAAAGTTTTTCTATTTCCCAGGCAGTTACATATTTAATGCCTGACTCTCTATAACTTCGTGAGAAATCATTACCTGCATTAAATAAATCTAGTAAGTGTTTCTTTTGTGCTTCGTCTAAAATCATAGCACCATCTTTCTTTATTGCTTTAGCCATTATAGTCTCCTTTTCTTTTTGTTGTTGTTTTAATTCTTTATGTAACCAATTAGTAAATTTATTTTCACTCATCTTTATCTTCCTTTATGTGTAAAGCATCTGGATTTTCTACTGGCATAGCCCACCCATCTGCTGTTGTAAACTCTTGCTCTATTCCTAATCTCTTACGTAAAGCATCTATCTTTACATTTAATTCTTTTATTCTTATATGTGCATCACGTAATTGTAACTGTAATTCTTTTACGTTTCTTCTTAATAATTCTTTCTCTGTGTTAGTCATTCCATACTCCTACACCATATGCTACCACTTTAGTTTTAGTTTTATTCTGCATATCTTTACCATAAAATATACTAATCCAATCTCCAGTACGTAGGTAATGACGCATATCTTTTATATATCCATCACGCATAGACCTATGTGCTATAGCACCTGATACATTCATACGTACCTCTCTGTTTAAAGACCTTGATACTTCTTGATTATGTTTAATCCATTTCAGTACAGTATCTACTTGAAATGTAGCATCTTTAGGTAAGTCATATAGTTCTTTTTTTATCTGTGATTTATTCATTACTGTACTCTCACTATTGATAGTCCATCATCATCTGACATAGGTTCTATATCTACTCCACTATTAACATATAGTCTTTCTATGTATGCTCTCGCATCTCCTTTAGATTTAAAATACATTACATCACCATTGAACTTTGCTAATGGTTCTAATATAATATCTTCATCTTCAGATATAAATGCAACTACATAATTTTTATTCATGTTCGTACCTTACACTAAATAAATATAAATGTCAAGTTAATTGTTCTTCTAAATGTTTATCTTTAATAATTTGTATAGCACTTGTAAACAATTCTTTAGCTTCTGCAACAGAAACATTATGCCATTCTAATGAAGTAGTATTAGAAGAACTAATCTTTTCTTTTCGTTTCTTTTTCTTAACAAACTTATTAAAATGTTTATGTACTTCGTGTTCATTAAAAAGTAATCTATCTATTAGATGATAATCTACTACAGTACATTCAGTAGGATTACAAGAATTAAATCCTGACAACCTAGCTTTTAATCCAGTAGTCATACCTACCTTAACCCAATTTTTCCAAGAGTCATTTGTTATACAATAAATATATCCAAATGCACCTTTCTTTATCTTAAAATTATTTTCATCCTCTTCTACTATTGGAAGGTCTGCTATTTTTTTAGTCATTTCTTTTTCCTTTTTTTGTTTAGTTTCATTACCATGAGAAAATGTCAAATCATTATCATCAAAATCTAATCTTGATATATCATCATCAGATACTACTTCCCATTCACTAGGATTATATGCATCATAGGGAACTAAATCTAATACTTGAACTGATAATAAATCTGCATTAACTCCTTTACGTTTTAAATATTCCCACTCATATTTATTATATGCTACATTAACTAATGAACCATTACCTATGTTAGTCTCAGATAAAACATTTTTTTGAGAATCAATAATTATTGGTGGTGTATTAGAAGAACCATCTTTAAGTTTAGCTTTTCTTTTAATGTGAATAAAATCACCTCTCTCATCACCTTTATTCTTTACATTTAATCCATCAGCTTTAGCTATCTTTTTGTTTCTTGCGTCAAGATTACAAACATCTATAGACCATACTCCATCTACATGAAAATTTGTATTTGGTTTAACTACTGAAGCCCAATATGCTTTACCTTTTATAACATTCATTATACATTCTCCATTTCTAATTCTACCCACTCTTCTCTCATGTTGGGATAGTCATACCCTGTTCTATATTTCTTATTAGCATACCAATCAGGCATGAGTCCTGACTTCTCCCACTTGGCTATATCTTTCTTATCATTCACATAATACTTTCTGTATGCTTGTACAGCATCATCAAACGCACACTTGTATTCATCTGGCATACATTGTGGGTGTGGTGTCCCATGCCTACCTATATTATCAAAACCTAACACACAATCACTTAATGATAAGTCCATAATAACTTGTTGACATTTATGTATCTTGTTATACCTTCTGGTATATTCAAAGCATAACTCCATACCATGTTGCCATAGCCAATCATAATTTCCTGCATCATCTCCTGCCCATAGTGTGCATGGGTGATTCTTGTGTGCTTCTTTGTATGGTACATTCATACCTTGTCCATACCTATGCCATACAGAACATAACATCTGTGCAGTTTCCAATGGCATCTTTACTATGTGCTTATCACATTGCATCTGTGCAGATA